CCCTTATAGAGCTTAGAGCCGTTTCCGTTTCCAAGGTCTTGGGTAGTATCACCAAAAGTTACAGTCACCTTTGAGGATAAAAGCGCAGCCTGTCCTTCTGTCAAAGTTACGGCTGAATCCAAGGCAGTTGAAAGAGCTGCTGAGGTTTCACCACCCGCTGCTAAGTTTACGTCAAAGTGCGAATAGGTTTGTCCCCATTTACGAGAGAAAGCCGTAACGTCACCAGAGGCAATTAAGCTTCCGGCTGTCTTTACTTTCACAAGGATCTGAACATGGCCATCAGCCCAGAACTTTGTCAGCTTACTGCCGTTCTGCACAACATAGACGGGAGAGGCCGCAACAATACCACCGATGGTCTTCAGTCCAGAGTATTGAACGTTAGCGCCGTCCTGTTTGATGGAACCAAAGTTAATATACTGCGCCGCATCGTCGTCTATGTTAAATGCTACTGCTCCAGAGGTGAGCAGGTTGAGACGGGAGGCTACAGCGGCATCACGAGGACCGTCCAGCTTGCTTGGGTTTGGCGCAAGAATGTCGAGAAGGTCATTACCACTCGCCGCCGCATCATCAGCTAAATCTTGCAACCAGGCATGGAGGTCTAATACCGAGTAGACGGTAGTACCCGAAACGTGTCGGATGTCTCCAGTTGTGCTTATGGAAAAGTCAGATGCTATTGGCATATAGGCTCACTAGGTATCACTCAGTTGGTTAGCGGTTTGTGTGTTATTACTATTGCTCAAAGTGGTTGTGGTTCTCCACTCCTGATAATAAGGCGATGACGTTGCTTTCCGCACAACTATTTCAATCGGAATGTCTACGGTGTGGGTGTAGGTGTATGCAAAACTACCAGTGGTCACAGTCTGATTGGCAATCACGGCAAGCGTATCTGTGCGACGCACGAGGATACGAGAGTCGTTGACGATGTTAGAGACGGTCAAAGTGTAGGAGGCTGCTGGAGAATAGTAGGTTCCGTCATCAGCTTGCATACGAGCGAACCCAGGCACTTCGTTGCCAGAGCCGTCTACTACTCGCACACCCTTTAGTGTCGCTCCTGCTGAGCCGTATAGAACTCCACGAGCTGTTTCGTAGCCAGTACCGATAGGAATTACCATTACTGGCAGAGCTGTATTATGGAACCCACTAAGCAGGTTGTAGGAGTCCTGTGCAGTCTGCCACGAAAGATACTGAGCAATAGTCGCCGCACTAGAGCCGTCCGTAACTGTTACTGTAATTGACCACGTTTTGCTATTCCATGTGACCGGAGAAGCTCCGTGATTGGTAATCGTGATAGCTTTAGCGCCAGGGTCTGTGTCAGGGATAGCGTTGTTGAGTTGCGAAACTGGAACGGAAGCAACCCGCTCAGTGAGTGTAAATCCAAGGTCGATTGCGTCATACCCTGGTTTACGCACTCTCAACATTACGCTTGTGTTTGCATACCAATCGGGAATGAGCGTAACTGAAGCACTACCAGTTCTAGTTTCTAAACGCTTACCATCGGACACTCTAAAGATTGAATAAACGGAACTCGAAAGCCCATTTATTACTGTGACCGGAGGATTGTTGTATGGATACGGATTAGCCGCACAAGCGACTGCGCTGGTTACACCGTATATGTGAATTCTTGTAAGTGTATTAGTTGCGTTTGAAGTGTTTACAAGCGCACGAACTCTTAGCCGTACACCAGTGGGTGATATGCCAGTTTCTGCGGAAAGGTTTGCTGCTGTAAGAGCTTTGAACGTACCACTAAATCCAGAGCCTTTATCCAGGTCATATGTCAAAGTGAAGTTAGCAATGTTTGTGCCGCTTATAGCAGGAGTAGTGTTGGCAAACGAGGTCAACCCAAGGATAGCATAGCTCCACGTCCATGTGATTTGATTACCTGCTGTTGGCATTGCTAAAGCACCGTTACGAATCAGCGGACCACCGGAATCCTCTGTGTAAGCGTTTGCATCAAGCACCGAACCACTAAACTTTTCGCTTCCTGTGTTGATATAAAGACTTAAAGTTGTCGCTGACGTAAGTACATCAAGAAACATTGGTACACGGAGACCGCCACCAGCACCAGGCGTCCCCGCTGCTCCGATTACTCGCTGACCAATGCCCGAACAATACGTAGTGGCATAGGGAGCGGCTGCATACGATAACGGATTGCCGCTTTCAGAAACGTAAAAGTCATTACCTGAGCCATTGGCCGAACCAACGGGAATGCTAGTGCTATAGCCAGCTCCAGGTACAACATAGACTTTGGACATATGACAATCAGAAATACCACCAACCGAGATGAAAGCTCTAGCTGATGCTACTGTTGGGCCTTGTGCAGTAAACGGTGCGCTTGGTGTTCCAATATCTCTAAAGTGTACACGAGTACAGTTGTTGTTCATGGTGAAAAAATCATAGAGCGGCCAATAAGGATAGCCTGGAACGTAATCCATGCCGATAAACACACCATCTGAACATGCTGTCAAATTTATCGCAGAGCCGTTACCGGCACTTAAACTAGGTAAAGTTGGGTGCAATCTCGATGAAATTTTTGTGTTTGTGTAAGTAAAATTAGAGCAAGCTGTAAGACTCAAAGAAAAGGCATTTGTAGCACTTCCTATCAACATCTCATTGTTAGCAGTGATATTTGAACAATAATTCAGTGCTACACTTGGAGCGTTTGCAGCATATACATAAAGATTATTTGATAATGTTATGTTTTTACAGTTGTTAATGCTTAATGCAGCACTTCTAGTGCCTCTGTAAAAAGTACAGTTTGAAATACTGACGCTACTTGATTCTCGAATAAAAACACCAGGGTTGGCACTGTTAAAAACACCAATGCCGCAATTCGACAATATAAGTTGTTCTGTTATCGTAGCAGCATTTTCGGCATTACTAACGCCATCTAAAATTGCACTGTTAATGTAAGTTGCATAAAAAGCTTGTTTTTCTGGACGACCTGCGTGTCCCGCAAAAATAGCCTTGTTCATTGTAAACGGACCGCCACCTCTAAAGTGTGGTCTTTCTCGTGGTGCTACTGCTGTCGTTAATTGCGAGGCATTACTATATGCACTTCGCATACAGATGTTAGGCACTTGTATTTTTGCGCCAGATGGAGGCAGTTTGCCCCATGTTGAGCCGCCGAAGGTAATTAGCCCCGTACTTCCGCAGGTAAATATCCTGTGCCCCGTGTCCATGTTTGTAGTGCTATCAACAGCACAATACCACTCATACACTCCGCTGCCTGACGCTGTTTCAATTTGTACTGCTGGGCAGTAGTCACCTGCATAATGCTGTAGTGTCATTCCAGCAACACCAGTAGCCGTGCCTAATTCAAACCAATCTCCATTAAAGTTTACAACCCCTTGGTATGTAGTTTGAATTCCGTTTTCAGCCTGGAAGTTTCCGTTTGACGCCATGTGGAACTCAAGCCAACCACGCTGGCCACCTGTAGCTGAATTGACTGTCGCCGTTGCTCCACCTGCAAACGTCAGGACGTCGTTGTCGTTAATTGTGCCTGTTTTTCTGCGTAGCTTTACAAATCCGGTAGCTGGCATCGCAGTGCCAGGGGTGACTCTGACAGTGCCGAGCGCAGTATATACGCCGAGAAACTCTCCTACGTTCCCTCCGCTTACCGTTACGTCATCAGTGCCTTGAGTTCCTAATGCTGGAACATTTCCAGAAGACGCATCAAAGGGAATCCACCATACAGTAGTGCCATCAAAGTTAAGTGTTCCGTTGCTGACGCTGTAGTAATAGGGATATGCCGCTTGCTGCGAGTACAGGTTATCCGAGTTTACTGTAAGGGTTGCACCGTTAGTGATTGTAACTATGTCTTGATTGTTAAGAGCCAGATTGAGGTATGCAAACCCATTTGTGGCACCTGATACGGTTGCAAGCGCATTTGCGGTTAGTGTTAGTTGCGTGACACTTTGAATAGAAAGGACATTGCCGAGGTATGTTGTGCCTGAGTATATGGGACACCCGACAGGAGTGTTGGTTGTATTAAACGCAGTGCCTACTCCTGTTACGATTGCACTTGCAGTAGACGACGAAATAGAGCCAGCCAGCGCCGTTGCATTAGCGTCGTCGAAGTTTCTATTTACGCTGACGGTTATATTTGCCATCGCCTACTCTATAACGGAATCACTATAATGCTATTGCCCCAAGATGCGAGCGATACACCTGTTTTGTTTTGAACGTAAAAACTGCTTACGAAGCCACTAGGGATGTTATCAAACACCAGCCGCTTTTCGCTAGTTGTAGTTGAAACACCTAACTCATAAGCGATTGTGTTGTCTGTAATTACAATCGTTGGAGTGCCAGTTGGAGTTATTTCACCCAAAATAATTACAATCCTAACTAAATCGGAATTTCCGACATTAACAACGTTTAGCTCTGATGATACTTGTGTGGTTGCTAGGCCATTTAATGAACTTGCATCCAATACAAATGTTTCAAACCCAGTAAGAGCTTCAATTAAATCAAGGGTAGAATTGATTCGTGATGTAATTGCTGACCCAAGATTGGACACTGCCAATAAACTAGATTTAGTTTGATTAGCTAATAACGCAAGGTTCTCAGTTGTAATTGCATACCCAACATCTTCAGCCGAAGAACCAACAGGGGCTTCTTCAGGAATTAGTTCTTCGCCTGGCAGTGGTATTCCTGGCATGACTAATCCTCATTTTCTTCATCGTCATCTTGTATTGATAACGTGGTGTTTCCCATATCGTCTGTGCCGATCATACCCTTACGTCGTCCAGCTTTAGGTATAATGTTTTGTATCACTATCGGCTTTTGTTCTTGCTTAGGTTGTTCTATGGAACGATTCTGTATCGCTTCCATGCTTAATCTAACTCGTTCGAGTTGTTGCTCTGAACTCAAGCGTCGTTCTTCCATGAGTTTTTCAGACTCAGCTAAACGAACACGCATTTGCTCAAGCTCAAGTTTTTGAATCTCTAAAATTTGAGACATGCGGTTAGTTTCTTGTTGGATAGCATGTTTGTTGGCGTCAGATTCCGCCATAGCTTGAACTTTAAGCATATCCACTTGTACGGCTGACTGCTTAACTTGGATTTCTTGTTGAGCGAGCGCCAATTCTTGCTGCTTAAAATATTCTTCGGTCTGTTGTTTTTGTATGTCAAGTTGTGCGGAGAGTTGGTCACGTTGCATCTTGAGCTGTTGCTCTTGATAAGCAAGTTGATTCTTAGTTGCTTTATCTTGCAACTCCATCTGCATGACCTGAATCTTAGCTTGAGATTCAACCTGCGCTATTTGGAGACGCCCTTGTACCTCAAGCGTTGTAGGATCCGGCGGCGGCGGTTGTTTAGCAGCCTCTTCCTTAGCTTTCGCAATTTCTCCAATTTGCTGCATAGCTTTGGTAAAGATACCATCAAGTTCCTTGCCTCCTTTCATTCGCTTAATCATGTTTTGGAACAGGGAGATACTGAAATCGAGGAGTGGTGGGTACTGCTCCACAAGTCCTCTCATCTGGTCAAAAAACTGACCTGCCTGTTGGATAAGCATAGCGCCGTCCTGCTGCTGTTGCTGCTGGTCGATGGCGATCATGCTGTCGGATGCGATCTGAATACGGTAGCTGCGCTTACGGTTGTCACGAAGCAAAGCAACAATCTCTTGCTTCATGCTATCGATAAGCTGTTGTGGGTCTGGCGCAGAAGGTGGTGGTGCCATCGGAGGCATCATACCTGTATCCCCTGGTGGCATACCCTCTGGACCCATTTCCGGCATTGGAGGTGCAGGAGGAGGGGGCGGAATGTAAATTGTCGGCTCGATGAGAGCGTCGGCGTCGCCAATCTCTAGAATAACTTCTGGCTCAAACTGTTCCGCAATAATCGTGCCAAGATTGCTGATAGCGTCCGATATGAACTTACTGAACATATTCTGACGAACAACCAAGCCAAGGGATGACCACTGATTTTCAAGCCGGTTAGCAGTAGCTGACTTATACTGCTCGCTCGTTCCTCGGAGAAGGTCAGATACTTTTAGGGTTTCGTAAAGCTGCTGTAGCGCAGCGCCACGAGCGCCTTGCAAGGTGTTAAGTGCATTAACGAATGGCTCAACTGGATAGAATTCTACTCCCGCTTGAAGTCCTCCACGACCCTTATAAGACGGCCAGTTAATAATTGGGGTACCTTTTAGGTCGCCAGCAAAAAGCTGCTCGACGGTTGGACCCATTGCAGCGTCATACAGGAAGTTAGTACGGATGGCTTGAGTTACGGCATGAATACGAGTTGTAAGCCGCTCAACCTCAAGGATTTGGTCACGAACGTGAGCGTAGTCGGAAACAGGCACTACAGAATCTGGATCTGCTGATTGTCGGATAACGGAGCAAGGATAGAACTTCTCAAACTTAGTAGGCGGCTCTGAGGATTCAACAATGCACTTTTCACCGCTCTTTTGAATCCAATAAACCTTATTGGTTGCCTCACACCACACCTCGTGAAGCTCTGCCTTGCCCTCAAACTTGTCCTCTTTTCGAGCGAGGTCTTTTTTCATAACCTCTGGAAACGAGTCATAAACCAGGTCGCTTGCTACATCTTTGCCAAACAACTGTTCAGCTTGGCTACGGTCAAGGAACGCACGACGTGACTGCCACTCAATCTCGTCCTCAGTGCGAGCGTCGGAGCAGTTGTAGTCGTTGTATTGCACTACATCGAGTAGCGCCTTTTCGCTAACCTTACGCTCGACTTCCATAGAAGCCATAAGTATGTTGCCTTCCCCTGCCTGAAGGATTTCTGTGTTGCCTGCGTAAGGCCGTCCTGTTCCGTCAATAAGCTGACCGGAAGGGTCTTTGATTACGGCCATTTCCTCAAGCACGGTTTCAAACTTGGCAGCGTATCTTGCCCACAGAACGCTCTGACCAGTAAGCAAAAACTGTAATGCTGCGTTGTAACCAACCTTATCGAAGTCAAAATGCGTATCCATGACGAACTGTGTGTTTCGCTCAAGGATTACGCTGCCAAGCTCGTAGGGGATGCCTCCGGTACGTTTACGAAGGTTTACTTCAGCTTTAGGGGTGGAGGAGTAATAAGCAGGAAGCAAAGTATTGATACAATACCACCAAACATTCAATCGTCGCTCTGCATCATTCAGGATTCCTACCTGTTTTTGAGCGTTATATACACGGATTGATTCTTCTGCGGTTTCAATGAATTTACGACGACGTTCTTCGGATTGAGTGATTTGAGCCTTCCACCAGCTGGGACTGTACTTTTGGATGAGAGGCTTAATCTTAACACTCATATCTTAGCTCGTTTCTGTTGTGACCGCATTTGGGCAATGTATGCCTGTAGCTTAATTCTACCCTTATTGAATACTTCCGCTGGTTGTTCCCACTTGGCATCTACCAGGCGACCTTTGCAAAGGTAGCGTAAGGCATCGCAAGCATGGTCATTACCAGTAGAATCAGCATCTTCTGGGTTACGTTTGTCTATTGACAGAGATGGTAGTGTTTCTAGCAAGTATGGGCAACTAGCAAATATGTAGAGCAATGGAGGGTTGGCAACGAGCCGTTGCCGGATTTGTGACCAGCCAGATATGCGGTCATTGTCTGCCGCTCGAAACGACGGGAACTTATATTTGGCAAACACTTGGGTAAACTGGTCAGCAATGCTTGGACCGCCTTCGTGGTTGAATATGCTAGGGTCAGCAAAGGCTAATGGATTTTCTCCGACAGAAACTGCTCCAATTCGATTTGCTTGATCAACGTTGTCAACTCCTTTTCCCCAAAGTTCACGGTAGATAACGATTGCACCTTTTTGGTATGGAACTTCGTTACCAGCGTCATCACGGCCGGAGCTAACAGCGCCCCACACGGCAGCAAAAGGAGAGCGATAACCCCAATCGTAACCCATGTATCGGGGCCAGTGTTTAGGTATATTGAAAGGACTAATGATATGTTTAGAAGAAAACTCAGGAAAGTAGCTGCCTTCATGTATTTCAAAATCTCCTTCAAGCCATGCACGAACAAGCTCTGGGGAGCCTACCATGTGCAATCGGTTGATATATTCAGGGTCACGAGCAAGCAGAATCTGGTTATCATGTACCCTACTTGGAATATAAATGTAGTCAAAACTACTTCCGTTCGGTAACTGTTTTTGTAGGATTTTCATCCCTTTTGGCGCTGGCTTGATAAACAGTTCTTTAAGCCATCCGTGGCCTACGCCGCCTGGGTTAAAGGTAAGTATGACCTGGCCACCGCCTTTACCTCGCAACGCTCCGAACAGCTTCCATATACAGCTTGGATCGGAGTAGTTACCTGCCTCCTCTATCGCTGCATGGCTGAGATTCTGGCCCTGATACTTTTCAGCATCTTGGTCGTTAGCCAACGGACGAAACCGCAACCGGCCACCATTAGGGAACGTAAACTGCTTTTTCTGGTCTTGCCAGTGGGCTTCGAGAGGTAGGTAAATTTGCTTTGCTCGTTCTATAAGGTCATCCGCTTGAGGAAGTTCTTTACGAAAGAATATGGCATTAAAGTCAGTGCCGAACTGCTCCTGAGCTATGGCAAACTTGCCTAATACGCCGTCTGTTTTACCTCCACCACGTGCACCGCCGTAGCCTATAAGGGTTATAGGGCAATGGATAAGAGCTTCTTGAGGACCCCTTTGAGGTTGCCATATTACTGTAACATTATGATCTAACTCACTATTTTCCACTTTTTGCCCGTGACAATGTTATGTATATGTTTGCCGTCTACGCCATATTTTGCGCCTAAACTACGGGTCGTATGACCACCTTCAGCATAAAGTTTGCGAATTTCTATAACTTGTTCAGGTTTTAATTTTGCATCTTTGTGTTTAGAGCCATGCCAGGTACGACCCTTTAATACCATGTCCCGCATATTGTCTTGATGGGTTCCCAAAAACAGATGATCTGGATTTACACATTGCGGATTGTCGCAACGATGCAAAACGTGTTTGTTGCCTACTGGACCAATCAATAACTCATAAATTAGGCGATGTGTTTTATATTGTCGGCAATTATTGCGATTACCTTTTTCTCGCACCTTAAAACAACCGTATCCGTTTTTTCGCCCCAATCCGCCAATCCAATAATGGCAATCGCTAAAAGGTATTTGCACAATGTACCGATTTAGCCGCTCTAATATGTGCTCTAAGGAATATCCTAAAATCATGTGGTCCACCATAGCAGCACCACATAGACTTGTCAGCATCCATTCTTTAGCTCGTTACACTCTGCCCAGAACTCTTCCCAAGTTAGTTCGTATAGTTCTTTGGTAAACTCTTTCTCGCACTCAATGCAGAGATTGGTTCCTACATCCCATAAACCGCCACACTCAGGACACTTCCAATGACCGCTACCGTCCATCTTGACCTCCCACCATTACAGCATTGTCGCCGTAAATGCGCTCTACCTCGCACTTAGGATTCTGGCAGTAAAAGTAGAAGTCATAAGCGTCTTGTACTGACACGGTGCTTACGTGCTTGCAGTAAGGACAACGCCGAGTGTTCTCTGGTTCTTTCAGGCTATGCTCAATACCCATATTGCTTATGACACTCCGCACAATAGTGATGACCTATCTCGTCTTTTTCTTCCCACAGTTTTGGTTCAGTTATAACTATTTTATTTGGCGTAATTTCAAAGCACGAACAACCGCCACATTCGTGAAAAAACAATAATCGTAGCCGCTTTAATAAATGTGATTCTTTTTCAATTAAAACTTTTTGAATATCCTTTGGTAATTCTTCCCACTTACCATAAGTTTTTGCTTCGCCTTTGCTGGCTATACAACCAGTAGCTGTGCCATCGTCTCGGCGAAAAAAATGCACCCATCCCTGCCATTTTTCAATGAACCAAATAGGGTAATCAATGCAAATGTCCTCTGTAACAAATGTGGATCTAAAGCCCATATTTAATCTCTTGGTGCCTCAGGCAGTCTCATCCAATACTGGATATGATCCTCTAAACCTACATGGTCAGTGCGGTCTAAATACCAGCCATGTCCCTTGATATACAAAGCTACAACTGGATCATAGCTTCTAACCACAACTAGGTAATGCCCTGTGTCAGTTGGAGGGTTTCTAACCTTCGTCCAGTTAGCTGTGAAAACGCCTGTAACGCCTGACATTAAATCAGCGTCACTAACATCATTTAGGTTACGCTTCTGTTCCATCATTCTGTTGGCGGTTTAGGTAGCGGCATCCAATGAGTAACGTCAAATGTTACTTTGTTTTCTGGCACATCTTTTAAAGTTGGAGCGCCTGTCATCCATCTTTCATAACGCTGGCTGTAATAAGCCAATTCCATTTGCCACGATTGACAGCCGTTATACCAAACTGGTGCATTCACAATTTCAGCTTTGCTAACTACAATGTAATACTTATGATCGTTCGGC